TAACTATTACTGCTGGTGTTGCGACTGCTGCTGTAACTAGCACAGCTACATCTAGTGCTATAGATCTTCTCGAATTTGATGGAGATGTATTGCTTATTCTAGATTCTGCTGCTGGTGGCGGTTCTAGCCCAACATTAGACGTTAAGTTAACTGAGTCTGACGCAAGTAGTGGTACTTATACAGACCTCTCAGGAGCTACTTTTACACAAGTTACTGGTTCTGCATCAATGCAAACACTTGTAATTAATAAAGACACTTCTAAGCGTTATATCAAGATTGTACAAACAATCGGTGGCTCATCACCAACATTCACTTTCAGCATCAACTTGGTTGGTGTTAAGAAGTATAGCTAAAAGGTTAGCCCTCGATTGAGGGCTTTTTTTTCTTATGGCATTTACTGAAGACTTAGATGTATTCTTGTCGGATTTTGGTCAGGCTGTAATTCGTAATGGAGTTTCTTATAAAGGTATTTTAGAACAGCCAGACGAGATAGTTGCTGATGGTTTGGTAATGACAACTGATTATGAACTTACTGGTAAAACAAGTGAATTAGGTTCATTAGTTTTTGATGACATTATTTCTGTTGATGGAGACAATTACAAGGTAAGACAAGCCAGAAAAATAGATGATGGTAAATTTTGTACAGTATCATTAAATAAACTATAAAAATGGCAAGTAAAAGAGAACAAATATTAGCAGCATTAAAAACTACACTTGCAGGTACAACAGGAGTATCTACAAGAATATATAGATCACGAATAGAACCTATCACGAATGGCGAGTCACCTGCTGTTGTAATAGAACCTATTACAGATGAGCCATCAACTAATAACTCAAGCTACTTAAAAATAGATTGGACATTACGAGTCCGTATTGTTGTTATTATCAGAGGTACTATTCCTGACAGTGTTGGAGATCCTACTGTAGAAAGTTTATTTACTAAAGTTCTTACAGATCCTACGGTTGGCGGTCTTGCAAAAGACATAAGACCAGCTACACAAACTTTTGAAGTATTAGAGGCAGACACACCTGCTGGATTAATTACTTGTGAGTTTGAAATTGATTATCGAACCTCATATAACAGTTTAAGCACATGAATTATAATAGAATCGAACCCTAACAACCCTAAAGGTTTAAGATGGAAAATGAAATCCCAAATGAGGGCGGTACTTACATCCTCGATACAAAAACTGGCAAAGCAAAGCTAGTACAACAAACTTCACAAGCTGAACCACCTAAAGAGGTAACAACTGATGGCACAACTGACAAGAAAAAGAGTAATTCTGATTGAAGCTGAGAGCAGCTATGGAACAGATCCAACTCCAGCAGCAACAGATGTAGTTTTAGTAACTGATCTAAGCATTACACCGCAATCTAGTGATGTAGTAAATAGAGATGTGGTAAGACCTTACTTAGGTGCATCTGAGCAGTTATTAGCAAACACCAAAGTTGAATGTACATTCACCGTAGAACTTGCTGGTTCTGGAACTGCTGGAACTGCGCCTAGGTACGGAAGTGCGCTTAAAGCGTGTGGTTTCAGCGAAACTGTTAGCTCGGGAACCAGTGTCACTTACGCACCAGTATCAAGTAGTTTTAGCTCAGTAACTATTCATTACAACGTAGATGGTGTAAGGCATATCGTTACAGGTTGCAGAGGAACATTTGAGTTAAGTGCAGAAGTAGGTTCAATACCAACTATCAACTTTTCTTTTACTGGCATATATAATGCTCCAACTGACACTGCTTTACCTGCTGTTACTTATGGCAATCAAGCAACACCTTTAATATTTAAAAATGGTAATACAAGTGGCTTCTCATTATTGTCATACTCAGGTGCTTTGATGAGTATCTCAATGGATGTAGGTAACACATTAGTTTATAGAGAACTTGTTGGTGGTACGAAAGAAGTGCTTATTACTGATAGAGCTAGTAGTGGAAGCGTTACAATAGAATCTCCTACTATTGCACAAAAGGATTACTTTACTGCTGCTTTAACAGATTCAACTCTTGGAAACTTAGCTTTCCTACACGGCACTACAGCAGGTAATAAAGTTCAACTAACAAGTAGTAAGGTGGATATTGGTGATGTAGCTTATGGTGAAGCTGATGGAGTAACAATGCTTGAAATTCCATATACACTTGTTCCAAGTGCAGCTAATAACGAGGTCAGTTTAGTCTTTACTTAATAAGTATTGACTACTGAGGTAGAGTAAAGAAGTATATATTTTGATTTATGGCATTTGTTCGTAAAAAGACTAAGGTCTATTCTTGGCCTGTTGAAATTTCCAAACCTAGCGAGACTAAGGTAGGCGAATTTGATAAAACAAGCTTTACTGGTAAATTTATACGTTTATCAAGAAAAGAACTTGATGAATTTGAATCTGCAACAGAGTTTGAGGCACTTAAAAAAGTTCTTGTGGGTTGGATTGATATAAATGAGGAAGATGGCACACCTGTAGAGTTTAATGATAAAACTCTACAAGAATTTGCAGAAGATATTGATTTTGTTGCTGGAGTGCTTGATGCTTTTAAAAACTTCTATGCTAATGCACAAATGGGAAACTAACTGATGCTGCCTTGTATTGGGCTTCGGGTGGCAAAGAGGTAATAGATGATACACAAAAAGATGCTGCTGCATTTGGTGTAGAAATCGAGAAGCAACCAGAGGAAAAAACAGATTTTGAGGTTTTTCAAGAGAATTGGGATATTGTTAATATGTTTTTAAGATGTCAAACACAATGGAATATGTCCTTTGGAGGTGTTGTAGGATTAAAATATGAAATATTATTACTTGATGGAGGACTGTTTGACCTCTATCATGTAGATAACCGACAGGAGATGCTAGAGGGCTTACAACTTATGGAATCTGTTGCTCTAAAAGAAATTAATAAGGAGAAAAAATAGTTGTGGCTAAAAATATACATATTGAAGCAATAGAATTTAAATTACAAGGTTTTGATAAATTAAAATCTGTAGGTCAAACTTTTGAAAAATTAAATAAAAGTCTTAGCTTTACTCCAAAACAATTAAATGAAACAATAAAATCAGTAACAAAATTTGACGCAAGATTTAAAGGTGCTAATGGTACTGCGACACGAAGTGTAAATGTATATAAACAACAAATAGCAGCATTAAAAGAATTACAGGCTAATGTAGCTATTGGTGGAAAATCTTATAAAGCATTTGGCGCAGAAGCTAAAAGGTTAAGAGCAGAGTTAGAAGCACTTACAAACACGCAAAAGAAACAAAAGGGGTTCTTTTCTGGAATAGGAAAAGGTTTTAAAGCTGGAGGTGCTACTGCTTTAACTGGTGCTGTTGGTAGATTTTTACCTGCTGGGGCGCAGGTAGGAGGCGCAGCAGGTTTTGCAAAGACAGGTACTATTGGAGGTGCTGTAGCTGGTGCTGGAGTTGGCCTTGCTGTTGAGGGTGTTGCTGCTGGTGTTAAGTTTGCATCTGAAGCTGCAACCTACGCATCGGAGATACAAAAGCTACAAATAGCATTAAAAGGTGTAACTAAAGATCAAGAAACTTTTGAGAAAGGTCTTTCTGTTATTTCAGAAACATCTAAAAAATTAAATGTACCAATAGCAGCATCCACCAGACAATTTACAACATTGTCTGCGTCTGTACTTGGTGCAGGTGGAACTATAGAAGATGCTGAGACAGTATTTACTGGTGTATCAAATGCTATTAAAGCAACTGGTGGTAACGCAGAAGACGTACAATCTGCGATACGAGCCATGTCGCAGATTTTTGGTAAAGGTAAGGTGTCGGCGGAAGAATTACAAGGCCAGCTTGGAGAGAGATTGGCAGGAGCCGTAGTTAAATTCGCTGAAGCTAATGGTAGTAGTTTGCAGAAATTACAGAAAGACTTGAGAGATGGAACTGTTGGTCTAGATCAAGTTATAACATTTGCAAACAAGTTAAATGTAGATTTTGCGGATACAGCAATAAAAGTTGCAAATTCATCTGCTGATGCAGGGCAAAGATTAAAAGTACAAATGGATGATTTAAAACTTGCAGTAGGTGAGGCGGTATTACCTATAGGTGCTGCTTTTCAAAAAATGTTTGCTGATATTGTCTCAGGGATAACTCAAAACAAAGGTGCGATGGATGCGATAATAGGAACTATTAAAGGGATAGGTGTTGTTATATATTCATTGATAGCAGCAGTAAGATTTCTGATTAGAACTTTAGTTGATTTATTTAAAATTTCAGATGCAATTAGAAGATTAGATTTTAAAGAAGTTCAAAGGATTATGAAACAAGGTTTAGCGGATACAAAAGAAAATCTCATGGATGATGTCAAATCATTAACTGATATTTCTGGTTACGATGCGTTTAATGTTAAACCAATAGAATTACCAGCAACTTATAGTGTTATGGGTGTTACCTATGACGCAAAAACTGGAGCAGCTATTACAAAACCAAAGGGTCTAGCTACATTAACAGGAGATAAGGGTACAAATGAGATAACTAAAATAACTAAAGGTGCAAAAATGATAGAACAACAAGAAAGACAAATAGAGTTAAGTGGAATACAGGATGAAAAAGAAAGAAAAATATTAGAACGTAAATTTAAATTGCTTGATAAATTAAGAGAAATTAGAGCTTTAAAAGAAACTGAAGCAACTGATGAAGAAAAAAGAAATTTAATGGAAAATGCACAAAATTTATATGAAATAGATCTTTTAGAAATTAAAAAAGGTAAACTAGATGATTTGACAGATAAGAATTATAGTTTTGCAGAATCTCTTAGAAAAGTATTTGATGCTGCAACAGATTTAAAAAGAAATATTGGCGAATTAGCTGTGCAAGGTATTGATAAGTTAGGAGATGCGTTTGCTGATTTTGTTGTAGAAGGAAAAGCTGGTTTTGCCGATTTAGCTAGATCAGTAATTGCCGAATTACAAAAAATGATTATTAAAGCATTATTCTTTAACGCTATATCAAAAATACCATTTTTCGGTAATCTTTTAGGTAATGAAAAAGGTAATGCTATTGAGGGGGGAGAAGTTGTACCAAGTGCTAAAGGTAATGTTTTTGCTAAAAACAAAATTATTCCCTATAAGATGGGCGGTATTGTTGATAAACCAACAATATTTCCAATGGCAAAAGGAATGGGACTTATGGGCGAGGCTGGCCCGGAGGGAGTACTCCCATTAAAGCGTGGTAAGGATGGAAAACTTGGTGTCATTGCTCAAGGAGGTGCTATTAATAATGTTAATGTAAATGTAGATGCTAGTGGCAGCAATGCTGAAGGTGATGAAAAAGTTGGTCGTCAATTAGGAGAAGTTATTGGTGCTGCAATCCAAGCAGAACTTTTAGAACAAAAAAGACCCGGAGGTTTATTAGCATAATGGCAACTTTTCCAAACATACAACCTAGTTTTCCAGTAAGGAAAACATCAAAGCCAAAGACAAGAACCGTAGTATTTGGAGATGGTTATGAACATAGATTAGTATTTGGTCTAAATCAAAATCCAAAAGTGTATAACTTGGTTTGGAAAAATATTTCAGAAACTGATGCAGATACTATCGAAGGTTTCCTTGATAGTCGTGCAAAGGATAGTAACAGTTTTACTTTTACTCCGCTAGGAGAAGGTTTTACAAAGACAGGAACTTACTCTCAATCAGGTACTACAGTAACAATTACTATCACAAGTCATGGTGTAGCTTTAGGAGATAAACTTACCATCAGTTACACAACTGGATCTGCAACTAATGGTACGTTTCTTGTAGCTTCTGTAACTGATTCAAATGTTTTCACTGTTACTGCTGCCTCCAGTGCTACTAATAGCGGTAATGTTTCTATTACTTTATCGGGTGCTAAACAATTTATATGTACTGATTGGAGTAAAAACATGGAATTTCCGCAAAGAGCAACAATACAGGCAACCTTTACTCAAGTCTTTGAACCAGCGACATAATGGCTACTACTTGGAGTTCTAATACTGCGTTATCTAGTGGGGCTGTAATTGCCCCTACGTCAGGCAACAATGGTCTATTTTTTAAGGTTACGGTAGCTGGAACTACAGGATCTTCTGAACCAGCTTGGCCGACTGTTGCAGGTCAAACTGTTTACGATAATAATGTTCAATATGTTTCTTTTAGTGCTACATTTAGCGATTTACAACCTATAAATCCAAGCGCAATAATTGAATTGTTCACATTGCAATTAGATAACACTTTACATGGAGCAAATACTATTTATAGATTTCATTCTGGAAGTAATATGAACGCAAACGGAAAAATAGTATGGGCTGGTAATGAGTATTTAAGATTTCCAATACAAGTTAATGGTTTTGCATTTCAAAATGGCAAGCTTCCGAGACCAAGACTTGTTGTAAGCAATGCTACTGGACTAATATCTGCGATTCTTTTAACTGTTAATGAAACAACAGTTGGAAATGATCTTACAGGTGCAACTGTTACAAGAATTAGAACTTTAGCTAAATATCTTGATGCAGCAAATTTTGTAGGTAATGCAAATCCATATGGAACTCCCGACCCCACAGTAGAATTTCCAAAAGAAATATATTCAATAGATCGCAAATCTACAGAAACAAGAGAAGTAATTGAATTTGAACTAGCATCAGCACTTGACCTTGCTGGTATAACCTGTCCAAAACGTCAATGCACTAGGGCTGAATTTCCCGCTATTGGTACTTTTGTTGCATGAATTGGAAAGACAGTGCTTTGGCTCACGCAAAAGAACAAGACCCGAAAGAGTCTTGTGGTTTATTGTTAAACGTCAAAGGGAAAGAAAGATACTATTCTTGTAAAAATTTATCAATGAGTAGTTTTCAAGAATTTATTATTGATCCAGAAGATTATGTAAAAGCAGATAATATAGGAGAAATAATAGGTATTGTACATAGCCATCCAGTTAGCTCTCCCACACCAAGTCAGGCAGATGTAATAAGTTGTGAAAATAGCAACCTGCCTTGGCATATTGTTAATCCAAAAACAGAAGAATGGGCTTATTTAGAACCTTGTGGATATGAAGCACCTTTATTAGGTCGTCAGTGGGTATGGGGTGTAACTGATTGTTGGAGTTTGGTTAGGGATTGGTACAAGGAAGAAAGAAATATTGAACTTAGGGATTGGGAAAGACCTCTTTTATTGGAAGATTTTAAAAAAAACCCTATGTTTGAAAGGTGTGCTTCAGAAACAGGTTTTAGAAAGCTTAGACCAGATGAAAAACTTGAAAACGGAGATTTGTTATTTATGGGAATTAATAGTAGTGCTTTAAATCATGTGGCAATTTTCTTAAATGGTGATGTTTTACATCATTTAAGCGATAGAATATCTTGTATAGAACCTT